GACTCGGTCAAATTGATTCTGGATTGTCATAAACGACTCTCCGGGGTGTTCCCGGTACATCCAGTACGCCTTGCGTTGACCAGTCTTGTCAAACTCGACCCCCATACGAATTTCGTTGCCGTTGGGAGCAATCGTGTTATAGGTTTCATCAAGGTGATCCGATTCAAGGACCTGGAGTTGCAGCGGCACCGAAAGCCCGCTGCTCGGGCGTTTCGGGCAGAACCGGATAAACACTTCTCCGGATTCAATGATCGACCGGGCAATGAGCGCCTGGAGTCCATAAAAATCAAGCAGGCCATTTGCGTCCGCTTCCTGGGTCCAGTCCGACCAGAGTTGCTGCAACGCTTTTTTGAGTTTGGAATTGGAAAGCTGCCACCGGGGGGAGATCCCCATTCCGACGATATTGGACACCAGGCAATCAAGGGCTCCGGATATCTGAGGATCATTGCGCGACAGCTCGCGAGACCGGGCGCGAAGGTTCCCAAGCGAGGAAAAAAGCGTACTGTTCGGTCCGGCTGTTGATAATCCCCACCTGTACATTCTCCGGCCGGTTCCGGAACCCTCGTAGTCACTATAGGCCCGGATTTTTCGTCCTTGACTGTCCAGTATCTTCAGAAAGGTCATTAGACCCCCTTGCTCGTTGAGATTCGGAAATACCGCGACCTGTTATTCAGTGCGTTTATCTTCGCGATGAGGCTGGACTTGTAATCCTGTAATTCTCCAAGCTTGGCTTGACCGTATTCAGCCGAACGCTCGCCGTTCGAAATGCGGATAACGCGCTCGCCGGCCATCAACTTCGCGATGGCTTCATCTACAGCCACCAGTAATGTGCTTAATTCAGTTAGTGTTTGTGCCATGGCAATATTAATGCAGGTTTCTTGGAGGCACGCAAGTCAGGGACCCGTACACCATTCGCAGTATTCGCAGTATTCGCTTAAAATGCAGGGGAAAAATGGGGAAAGGGTTCCGGCAAGGGGGGCGTGCAGAAAGCTCCGCATAAATCACAATGGGTGGCATGGGAACGCTTCTCACAAGTGAAATGGGGGAGTGAAAAAGCGTGTTTAGAATGGTGAATAAGGGGTATCTGGGGGAGTGATGCAAGTGGAGCACCTGTATGAATTTGAATGAGTGGAAAGGACCCATTTTTGATGTGAAAAGAGACCGAAATGACGAAAAAAGCAGAAAAAAAATTCATGAAAATGATTGAAAAATGAGTATGAAAGTAGATGGTGAAAGGTGATGATGTTGACGAGGGCCGGAAATGAAGTATTGAATCTCGAAGTGAATAATGTGACAGAAAAGAACAGCGCTTGCCGGGAAGGAAGCAGGCGTCACGCCCCTTGCAAAAAAGCCGCAAGGGCCGCGCCGCTTGGTCATGTGTGTGCATACCCAATATCTGCGGGCGGATAAAAATCAGTTTGATGGTGACAGCCTGGACATGAGGGGCCTTGAATGTTCTTTGGTTGTGTCGCGCCTGGGAGGATGCAGGCTGGACGTGAGGAGCAGGCGTCACGCCCCTTGCAAAAAAGCCGCAAGGGTCGTGCCGCTTGTTCGTGGGTTCGCGTACCCGATATCTGCGGGCGGATAAAAATCAGTTTGATGGTGACAGCCTGGACATGAGGGGCCTTGAATGTTCTTTGGTTGGTGCGCGACGGGGGGGCTGGCTGAACGTGAGGAGCCGGCGTCACGCCCCTTGCAAAACAGCAAGGGTCGCGCCGCTGGGCCTTTGGTTGCCACTCCGTCATTTGCTCCAGGTGTCGCCTCCGGCTCCATCCTGAAAGGATAAAAGCATTTGATATTTGATGGTGCCGCTCGACGTGCAGTGCGGGCGTCACGCCCTTTGCAAAAAGGCAAAGGGCGCGCCGCTACCTCTATGGTAGTTGCGCCCCGAAACAGCAAAAGCAACAGCAACTGCAACAGCACCCGTGTGGTGGTGGTTTGTGTTGTTTCGTTTCGCCACTAGCGCCCCCGCGCACGTGCCGTGGTATTAGTAGTCTTAGTGGTACTGGTGCATTTGGTATTGGTGGTGGTATTGGCACTATGTATTTTGATGACATTGGGCGTTCCGGCTTCGCCGTCGGGTGTCTTCCGGCTCCGCTTCGCTCCGGTCCCGCCAAAAAGCCGGCGGGACTTCCCTTCAGCCCCCCTAACGCTCGCGGGCCGGTGCGGTTATCGGATTCGTGCCCGCGCTCCACATGGGGTGGTTTTAAGGGCGTGACAACGTTTCGCGTGGTGCTGTTTCGGCCGGTCACTCCCCAAAAGCGGTCGTGACCGGCCTCAATTCCATTTTCCTGAGAGCGCCACGGAAAAGCCCAGACGCCACGTGAGGTGCCGTTCAGGCGGACACTCCGCTGCGCTACGTGACCGCCTTCAAGTTCACGATCGGGGAACGCAACGGAAAAGCACGCATGCCATGTGTGGTGCTGGCCGGCGCTCCCCAAAAAGCCGGGGAGCGCCTAGGCGACGACCTTTTCAACCTGGACGAATAAACAAAAGCCGCAAGCGCCACGGCCTACGCGCTCCCTGCAAAAAAACGCAGGGAGCGCTCCGGCGGTGCAGTGCAGCCGGTCACTTCGCAAGGGCCTACGTGACCGGCTGCAAGGCCACGATCGGGGTATGCCACGGAGAAAAACAAAAGCCGCATGCCATGTTTCGTGCAGACCGGCGCTCCCTGCAAGGGCCAGGGAGCGCCTAGTAGACGACCTTTTCAATCTGGACGGAAAAGCAATAAGGAGGCGCCGGACACTCCGCTGCGCTACGTGACCGGCTTCGACATCATTTGATAAAAAGCCGCCATGCCACGTTCGGTGCTGACCGCCGCTCCCTGCAAAGGCCAGGGAGCGGCTAGGCGACGACCTTTTTAGCCGGGACGAAAAAAAGCCGCTGGGTCACTGACGGTAACGACCGGCGTGTCCGGACAAAAAGCTGCCCGGCCACACCTCGACCACTTTTGGCGAAGCACATTCATTCAAAGCGCCAGGAGTCGCACGGCTATGCAAAATTGAAATGGTTTTGCTGGGCCGCGCTCCGTCATTATTTGATAAAAGCAACGGAACAAGGAAGTCGGGCGGCCACATCACAGTTGTATTGGCTGTTCAGCGGCCGCCCTCCATCTTTATCTGATAATGCCCACCCACCACCCACAGCGGATGGCGCGGCAGCCGGGGCGGATGCTCCGCGCTGAAAATGCTGCCTCCGCACCCGCCCCGACAGCCGCTTGACTTATTTGATAAAAGCGGGAGCTGTCCGGACGTTGGGTGCATGTGGTCCGCTCCCTAAAAGCAAGGGAGCGGACCACAGACGACCTATTGAGGGAACGCAGCAAAAAAAGCAGGCTTGCTTCGCAAGATCAAGAAGGACGTGGAGTGCACGCCTACGCGCTCCCCAAAAGCAGGGAGCGCTCCGGAGACGACCTATTGAGGCGCTCAAACGAAAAGAAAAACAGCAGACTACCCAGCCTGGTGCTGGCCGGCGCTCCCCAAAAAACCGAGGAGCGCCTAGTAGACGACCTTTTCAATCTGGGCGAGAAAACAAAAGCCACAAGCGCCACGGCCTACGCGCTCCCTGCAAAAAGCGCAGGGAGCGCTCCGGCGGTGCAGTGCAGCCGATCACTCAGCAAAAGCCTACGTGACCGGCTGCAAGGCCACGATCGGGGTATGCCACGGAAAAACAAATGTCGCATGCCATGTTTCGTGCAAACCGGCGCTCCCTGCAAGGGCCAGGGAGCGCCTAGTAGACGACCTTTTCAACCTGGGCGAGAAAACAAAAGCCGCAAGCACCACGGCCTACGCGCTCCCTGCAAAAAGCGCAGGGAGCGCTCCGGCTGTGCAGTGCAGCCGGTCACTTCGCAAGAGCCTACGTGACCGGCTGCAAGTCCACTATCGGGGAATGCCACGGAAAAACAAAAGTCGCATGCCACGTTCAGCGTTGACCGCCGCTCCCTGCAAGGGCCAGGGAGCGGCTAGGCGGCGACCTTTTCAGCCTGGTCGAAAAAACAAAAGCACGCTGAGTCACTGACGGTGCCAACCGGCGCGGCCGGACAAAAATCTGCCCGGCCACACCTCGACATCTTTCGGCGAAACGCATTCATTCAAAGCGCCAGGAGTCGCACGGTCTAGGCAAAATTGGAATGGTTTTGCTGAGGCCGCGCTCCGTCATTATTTGATAATGCCCACCCACCACCCACAACGGATGACGCGGCAGCCGATGCGGACGCTCCGCGGCTGAAAAATGCCGCCTCCGCACCCGCCCCGACAGCCGCTGAATCAATTTGATAAAAGCGGGAGCATTCCGGACATGTGGCGCAGTGCAACCCGGTCACTCCGCAAGAGCCTACGTGACCGGGTTGCAAGTCCATGTGGGGAACAACACGGGTGCGGGTCAGTCCGTCCGGTGTTGGCCGCCGCTCCCTGTAAAAGCCAGGGAGCGGCTAGGCGACGTTCAGTGCAATGCGAAAAAAAAAAGCTGAATCCCGGGTGTCAGAGCGCAGGGCCGGTCACTCCCAACTGGTCGTGACCGGCCCTGAGTTCGCGTAAGGTTAATAAAACAGCCGCACTTTGCCCGTTCCGTACAGCCGTACCGCACCTCAAACTGCCGGGGAGCGGTACGAAGACGCATTATCGGGGAACACCGAGTTTAAAACACGTACCAGTGCCACGGGCCTCCGCGCACCCCAAACTGCCGGGGAGCGCTCCGGCTGTGCAGTTCGGCCCTTCACAAAAAGCCGGGGAGCGACACGTAGGCGAACTATCGGAAAAACCTGGACGAAAAACAGCGGTGCAGACCGACGTTCGGTTCTGATAGCCGCTCCCCAAAGGGCCGGGGAGGGCTAGGCGACGACCTGTGTGACGCATTCATTCAAAACGCGGAAGGAAAGGGGTTAGGATGGCCACTGTTTGGACGTCCAGTGCTGCCGTAACGCACCCCAAAAAGCCGGGGAGCGTTACGGAGGCGACCTATTGGGGAGCGCTTCGACTGTGCAGAGTTCGGCCGGTCACTTCACAAGTGCCTTCGTGACCGGCCTCAAAACCACGTGGGGAGAAAAGGGGTCATCACACCCTGGACGTGAGGAGCCGGCGTACCGCACCCCAAACTGCCGGGGAGCGGTACGCAATCGACCTTTCGTCGCATGGAAAAAACGTGAAACGCCGTAGTCCGTGCTGACCGGCGCTCCCTGCAAAAGCCAGGGAGCGCCTATCTACGACCAGTGAGATGCCAACTAGAAAAACCGCAGGACAACGGGCCTGAGCGCTCCCCAAAAAAACCGGGGAGCGCTCAGGCTGTGCAGAAACCAACGACCGGTGTAGCGCCACGGGGAAAAGAGCGGTTTTGACGTGAGGTGCTCGCGGCACGGCCCTTGCAAAAAGGCAACGGCCGCGCCGCCGGGAAGTGATGCGCAAGGCCACGATCTGCAAGCGGATAAAAAGTCAGTCTGATCCCCCGCCTGTTAATATGGGTAGCATGTTCTTTTGTGAGCTGCTGCCCGGCCGCATAAGGCCCTGGGGCAAGTCGCTCCGTTCGGCACGGCTGATAAGAGCTCTTATCAGCCGTGGCTTTTTGTCATGCAGGCTGCAAAAACAGCAGCCTGCCCGCCAAAAACCTGCCCTCACTCCGCTAGACATAACACGCATTATGTCTCCTTGCCCCAGGGACTTATGCGTCCTCTTGCCCACTCCGCACAATCTTTCTACCAGAACGACCGGCCGCCCCCAGGGGCTATCAGCGGAATTCTACCTTTAAAAGGATAAAAGCATTGATATTTGATGGTGGCGCCTGAACATGAGCGCACGCGGTGCGCCCCTTGCAAAAAACCGCAAAAGGCGCGCCGCTCGACGCGCTTTGTTTCGAGCCACGGAAAAGCAAATGCAAATGCCTGCTGCTGGTCGTTCAGGTTCATGTTGGCGTTTTCAGCCACTAGTGCCCCCGCTAGGGTACTGAGATTCTGGATATAAATATGGATCAGGTGGTTGATGTGGTATTGGTGGTGGGGTTATATGTTACGCAGCTATGTATTATGGTCATACAGCAAAATGAGACGGGCGTTTCGGCAGGGCAAAAAGCGCGCCCTGCCGTCGGGTGTCTTCCGGCTCCGCTTCGCTCCGGTCCCGCCAAAACAGCCGGCGGGACTTTCCTCCAGCCCCCCTAACGCTCGCGGGCAGGTGCCGCTATCGGATTCGTGCCCGCGCTCCATGTGACCAGGACGTACGGTGTGCTGCTTCCGCCTCCCGTTCCGGCAGGCCTTCACGGGAGACGGAAGCAGTGGCACTATCCGGAAGGTCCCTGACATAACTGCCTCCCGCCGGGTAAAAAAACCCCCGGCGGTAAGACCTGGCATCCGGTGAGTTGCAGAAGTCTCCCGTTCAGCAAGCTTTCACAGGAGACTTCTGCAATGGCACTATTGGGGAAACTCGACGTAAACTGTCTCCCGCCGGGAGAAAAGCACCCGACGGTAAGACCGGGACGTGCGGTGCAGTTCGGCCCGTCACTCCGCAAGGGCCTGCGTGACGGGCCTCAAGTCCAATATCCTGGAACGCCTCGAAAAAGCGTGCATGCCACGTGTGGTGCTGACCGGCGCTCCCCAAAAAGCCAGGGAGCGCCTAGTAGACGACCTTTTCAACCTGGACGAATAAACAAAAGTCGCAAGCGCCACGGCCTACGCGCTCCCTGCAAAAAAACGCAGGGAGCGCTCCGGCGGTGCAGTGCAGCCGGTCACTCCGCAAGGGCCTACGTGACCGGCTGCAAGGCCACGATCGGAGTATGCCACGGAAAAACAAAAGCCGCATGCCATGTTTCGTGCAGACCGGCGCTCCCTGCAAGGGCCGGGGAGCGGCTAGGCGACGACCTGTGCGACGCATTCATTCAAAACGCAGAAGGAAAGGGGTTAGGATGGCCACTGTTTGGACGTCCAATGCTGCCGTAACGCACCCCAAAAAGCCGGGGAGCGTTACGGATGCGACCTATCGAGGTACGCCAAGAAGAACAGCCGCCAGGTCCACGGCCTACGTGCACCCCAAAAAGCCGGGGAGCGCTCCGGCTGTGCAGTTCAGCCCGTCACAAAAAACCGTGACGGACCTCAAGTCCACATGGGGGAAAGAGCGAAAAAAACAGCCGAACCTTGGGCGTGGGGAACTGGTAGTCCGCTCCCTGCAAAAGCCAGGGAGCGGACTACAGACGACCTATTGAGGCGCTCAAACGAAAAGAAAAACAGCAGACTCCCCAGCCAGGAGCAGACCGGCGCTCCCCAAAAAGCCGGGGAGCGCCTAGGCGACGACCTTTTTGGCGCCACGAAAAAGAAATGGAGGCCGGTCACTCCCAAAAAACGGTCGTGACCGGCCAGCCATAATCAGCGGATAAAAGCATTTTTTCGATATTACCCACCCACCACCCCGTCTTATTTTCGGCACGTGCAGAGCCATGCTCCGGGAACCTCGCGAAAAAACTCGGTACCCGTCTCAGGCGACGGAAGGACCGGGATATAGGTGCTTGAATATGAGGAGTGCGGCGCCGATCACCTGTCGGTCATCGGCGCCGGAGAACGGAAGGTGGAGAGCGACGAAACTACTGTTTTCCGGCACAATACGAGGCTATCTGCACGCTGGGGGATGCGCCACGGATAGGGGAATTGGCACGTTTTACTAACAAAGGATTGTTTGAAAAGCGACGGGTTGAGATTCGTGGTGCGCGACGTGGGGTTGTGCGTGTCATGCCCGTTGCAGAAAAGCTCGCAACGGTCACGCCACGGGGGATGATCGTGCAGTTGGAAAGATCGCATGTGGACGAAAAAACAAGAAAAGGATAACAGCATTATTCGATAATGCCCGCCCACCACCCCAACTGTAAAAAAAACCTCCGGAAACCCATGAAAAAACCTCCAAAAACCACTACAAAGCGCCTAACGGCGAAGGCCAAAACATAGTGAGAGGTTTTTTGCAGTTGCAAACGATTCCTTTGCAACTGCAATGACAAAAACGGAAAAGTGTGAACGTTGGGAGTGTGCTCCGGAAACCTCACAAAAGCCTCAGTATCCGTCGCATGGGTACGAAAAAAACCGGAGAAAATCAAGACTTGATGAGCTTGCTCCGGGAACCTCGCCGAAAAGCTCGGTACCCGTCGCACGAGACGAAAGGGAAGAACGACGAGAGTAACAGCAACATCAAGGGCAAAAGCAACTGCAAAAGCAAAAGCAAAAGCAAAAGCGGGATGGCTTTGGTCGTGAGGAGCGTGCTCCGGAAACCTCACAAAAGCCTCGGTATCCGTCGCATGGGACGAAAAAGCCGGAACGGGGAGCCCGGACGTGGGGAGTGCGGCACCGATCACCTGTCGGTCATCGGTGCCGGTGGACGGGAGGAAAAGCGCGACAAACAACTTTCATCCGGGGACGGCAAAAGGTTGTCTGGACGTGGAGCGGGACGCGAACAGCGGGGCTGTCTGCACGTTTTACTAACAAAGGATTGAATAAAAAGCGACGGGTAGAGGGCCGGGCGCTGGGGAGACGTGGGAAGCTGGTGTCACCCGCATGCAAAAAGAGCATGGGGCGCGCCACTGGGGAAGATCGGGATTTAACAGCACGCCTGCGGCGGGCAAGGAAAGGGGTTAGGATGTCTGCTCCTTGCAAGTCCGTTGTGGGGCGGCCGGTCACTTTCCGTGACTCCCTGCACCAAATCTAGCGGCCGCCGGGTTTCCCATCTGGAAATTTATGCAATTCCCCAACACTTGCTAAAAGGATAAAAAGTCAAATTGAGGCTGGGGTGTTGTATCGTTCATCCTGTGTTCCAACCTGCCGCGCTATCGCTTGGCTCTTTTTCGGTTTCAAAAAAATAACTGCTCCCTTTTTGTCAAAAGATCGGAAGGGGGTTTAGCCGTTATTTTTTCAAAACCTCAAAACTCTAAGCGCTCAAAACTCTTATTGAATCTTTTTCCCCCATGTTTCGTGATGCATGATTTTTCGGTTCAAAAATACATCCTTAGTCAAAAAGGGTTTTCGGCTGGTCGTCGTTGGGTGTGCTACTGCCGGGTTGCCGGTGTCGGTGGCCAGGTCGCCGGTCCCAGATCCAGGTGGCATCCGGCGCCCGGCTTCCAGGCTGCCCGGGCTGGGTGTCTGTTCGGGTCCAGGCGCCCGTGCGCCAGGGGTCCCGGTACATATAAATAAACTCATAACATGCTGTTTTTATTATATAGTTCATAAAAATGAACCTATTTTTGGTATTTCGTTCATATTCTTGTACAATGGTTTAAATGCTTATTTTGTGCCAGTATAATATTTTATATATCTGTTATTATTGTATATTTTACTTATACCATGGCACAAATTGGCATGCAGCTTGCATTTTCTTATAGTGCCTGGGCGTGTTGGCCAGGCGCAACTTTTCACAATAAGGGGGGGTCTTATGTCGCTCAATTTTTGTATGCCGTCCGTTCATTCGCCGCGCGTTCCCTGCATCAAGCTTCCGCCGTTCGATATACGGTCCGAAGGCACTTCTTTCAAACAGCTTGTTTTCCTGGGCTATGAGTTCCACCAAACCCCACCACCTACCGAGTCTTCCGTTCAGTGCTCCGAGTTGCCTGTTCCTTCTCAGTCGTAGTGCTCACCGCGCTCCCGGTGGTTGCCGGGGGCGCTTTCTTCATTCAGTGCCATTTTGTACGATTATCTTCAGGAGGTGCCTTATGCAGCTATCTTTTTTACGTGATTCATTGCCGGCCGGATATGTCCGTTTTTATCCCAATCTTCCCACGGAAATCTTTCTTGCCCTGGGCGGCGTTCAGGCGCTTGAAAAAGTTGGGGCTCACAATATCCTCAGCAGCCACAATGCCCTGCAAATCGATGTTTGCGCAGTCAATGGCGTTACCATGATTCATGTCACCCAAAACGTTCACAAGGCATATGATATTTATTTTTATAACAGCAAGGGGGCGTGCGTGTCGTATGCTTATCATGTCTATCACCACGAGCTTGCAGGCGTGTTCCGGTCCGGCACCGGGCTTGTTTCTTTCAAGAAAAAGTACATCGGGCTCGATCCGGCCGTTTGCTGCGAAGAAGAGCAGGCGGTTGCATAGGCCGGCGTGCGGCGGTACCCTCGCCAGGGTGGCGTCAGCAAATATCAAAATCTATCCGTTTCAGCGGCATCCTCTCCAGGTGCCGCTTTTTTTTGCCTCATTTTTCGTATTTTGCAAAAATGTCTCATAGTGTTGCATAGCGCTGCATTATGTTGCAACAGGCGGATAAAAGTACCCACTTTTTCATATTCAGTAAAATAACAGTGCTATAAAAAAAGAATGATATTTATATTTCAATAAGTTACGACCTGGTGAGGCGCAGCCGGGGTTCCCCCCAAATAAAACAAAAATATCCCATTTTCCCCTTTCCAGTCCAGGACATCATTTCTTGACCCCCCATTTTTTCGAAAAAAGGCTTCAAAAATTCGGGACAAAAAAGAAAAATACTGAATATACAATCAGAGAGCTGGTTTTTTTAAAAGTACCTGGTGCCGTTATTGTACTATTGCACCCTGTAGGTTTTTGTAGACGGGGTGTTTTTTTGCGACGGTTGTTTAAAAGTGACAAGTGACAAGTGGCCCGTTCCGTCACCCGTCACCCGTCACTTGTCACCCCTTTAGGTTCTTTTTGATGTACTCATCAATGGAGTCTTTTAAAACACGCAAGCTACGGGGGCCGAGCATGATGGCTTTGAGTTTTCCAGTTTTAATCATATCGTAGATATGGCGCTCGGTGCAGCACAATTCTTGCGCTGCTTTGCGAATATAGACGAATTTTTCAGCGGTCATAGGTTCACCTCGCAAAGCGTTGTCACTCCTTTTGCCGTTCCAGGTAAGAACATATCACGGATATTTTTTTTCTCGGCATTGTCGGCAGCCCAGGTGTAGTTGACTTTGACCTGCCGAGCCACAGGAGACCGGCGCGGATAGCGGCTGCATAGGCGTAAATTTCAGCATCAAGCGCATCGTTTCGATCCCTTGTTTTCACCCATTCCAGATATGGGAAACCGCCTTTGATATGGGTTTCCATTTTTTCTGCGGTAAGCTGCATAAAATATTCGTCTGTTACGCATTCATACCAGTGATAACAGCATGGTCCCGGAACTTTATTGTTTTTCAACCGGCCGTACAGTGTGGATTTCGCGGTATCGGTTCCGACCGGCCACAATTTGACGCCCCTGGGGATCTGCTTGCCCCTCCAGTTCAAATCTTGTTCGGAGGGTTTTCCTAATACAGGTTTATTGCGTGCGCGCTCGCCTTTTACGGCAAAAACACGGCTGTCTTTTTTTCGGCAATAGCTGTAAACTTGCTGTGTTTTGTAACCGGAATCAATAGCGACACCGGCCACAGAGATGACGGCATCATCACACATGAAGTTGTAAGCAATCAAGTCGTCAAGTTGTGATTCCCAGTCGCCGTAGATTTCCCCGTACCAAATGAGCCAGGATTCTTCACCGACTCCCCATCCGCGGATTACAACAACAATCCGGTTTTCCTGAACGTCAACACCAAACGTAATGAATATGACACCTGGGGGCGGTTTCATCGGCTCATAGGGTTCACACCTTAACCGGAGGTTTTCCCATTCCGGTTGTTCCCCGGCAACTTCATAAGGTTCGCCGAGTCGGGTATTTACCCAAACCTTCATGGACATGGGATCTTTTTTTGCGTCGTTGTATTCCTGAGCGATCTGGCGCCAGGAAACAAAGCCGAGGGGAGACAAAAGGCCGCTGATGTGGTATCCGCGTTTTGACCGGTTTGGTTGTAGAGGAATCCATTTTCCCTTTTTCAACATCTTGTTTTTGTAATGCTCGTTGATTTTTTCACGACAATTCATGCAAGTGTACCAGACATCTGTTACTTCGCCGTTTTCCTCTGTATAATGCAGCCCATGTTCTTCATTGTTCGTGGAGAAGATAAGTATTTGCCGGGTTTCACAGAAAGGGCAGGGTACGTGGTAATATCGCTGGTCGGATTTCTGGAATTCTTTTTCGATCAGAGATCCGCCTTTTATCGTCGGCGTGCTGATCTTCAGGATTTTTTTCCGGCTGGAGTAAGTATCGGTCCGGCGCTCGGCCAGGCTTACGGGGCTTCCTTCCCCGCCGATATCCGGTTCAAAGCCGTCGATGTCATCCAGGATCAAGTAACGGATAGAAACGTTTCGGAATGCCGATCCGGAATTGCTTCCGGCCAAGTAGAGTGCGCCGCCGACAAAGTTTTTTGCAAGTACGGTGTTTCCGCCGGTGCGGCTTTTTGACGGGTGGACCTTTGCAGCGATCGAGGGGATGCTTTCGATCATGGGGGCGATACGGTTCCGGCTGTGGCGTTCCGCCAGCTCGACCGTGGGAAGCATGTACAAAATCGGGCCGGGTGCACAATCAATGATGTAGCCGATAAAGTTATTCGCCACTTCAGACCCGCCAATCTGCGTGGCTTTCATGACGGCGATATCGGTTATTTCGGATTCTGAGACCGACAGTGCTTGCATAATTTCCCGCAGATATGGCGTACGCCTTGTGCGGTAGTTACCGGCTTCACGAGAGGCGACGGAATTCAGGACCCTTTTTTCATCGGCCCATTCGTCAACAGTGGTCAGTGGATCCAGTTCAAGGCCGTCGCAAGCGGCTTGAATAAAAAAAGTGCGGCCGTCAATCATGATGAACCCATAAAAAGACAGAATTGGAATGGCAAAGCAAAAAGTTCAAGATCAAGGCGAGCAAGTCCTGAGGAGTGAGGCGTACGACCAGTACGCCGCAACGACGAAGGATGCAGCTCAACGCAGATATTGGGCTTTTTGAGAAGCCATCAGTCATGGTGATTACCCCGGATATGCGTCAGCGCATTTCTGATTTCGTTTTCCAGGATGATCCGGACATTCGCCTCTTTTTTTTCGGCTGCAAGCTGGGCGCTTATCCTATCGATGATATTCAGTAAGCTGTCTCGGGTTTTCCGGTACATTTCAAAGGCGCCTTTTTGGACGTCTTCATCCCGCAACAATTTCCCGGACCGCTCTTCAAAGTCCAATTTTTTCATTTCGGCATTGTACTGTTCTTTTAACGTCCGAGCCGCGCTGAAGGACATTCCCGCCAACTCAATGGTTTTTGCTGTTTCTGTTCTCTGTCCTCCGTCATCCGTCATCTGCCCTCTGTCTTCAGTCTTCTGTCCTCTGTCATCTGCCCTCTGGTTTAACCTGGATATCTTGTTTTTAAATCCGCGGGCCTCGGGGTCCGAGTATTTTTTGACATTTTCGACAGCGGTATCGATGTCAATCAGGTAATACCGCTGGTTTATTTTCGTAAACGTGTCGCCGAAAGCGCCTTTTTTGTGGAGTTGGGAGACACGTCCCTTAGTGACGCCGAGCCGTTTTGCAAGATCGGTAAGACTCCCGTATCCCTCCGGCAAAGAAACCAGCTTGCAATCTTTTCGAACCTTGGGGATTTTCTTTTTTTTCATAAATCACACAAGTTGTTTTTCAGTTTTTTCCGCCGATCCCGCCGGCCAGCAATCTCAACTTTCTTTCATCCGATCCCCCGCAGCCGATCTGTGACCGGTTCCCGGTCCGCTCCACCGCCTGGTATGATTCGATAAATTCTTTGGCCCACCATTTCAGTTCAGATTCGGTCATTGTGCACACGGCCTGCCAGGACCACCTGGAAGACATCAAGGTTTTGGTAACAGGGTCGTCAAAACAGGGGGTCCTGTATGAACCAAGCTCCCTGATCTGCTTCATGACAACCGTAACCTGTTTGCCGGCCCGGTCCGTTTCCGTCACGGGTGATCCGAAAACAGTTTCATAAAAATCCGCATAGGTCGGCTGGCTTGTGTACTTTCTTCCACGGATAATCTTCTTTGCGGCGGATTCCCATTGTTCGATAGTAATTTTGTCCTCTCTTGCCGCTTCAAACCAGAGGTTTAAAAGCGATTCTGTCGCAATGGCGCCGAAATTGGCTAAAACAGCCGTTGTACTCTTTGCAAAGTTTAACAGATCACTCTGTTTCATGTTCGGCTTCCCCCATTTTTTTGTTCACCCAGTTCATTGCGTTGGTCAACGAAACGTCCGTTTTCCTGTCACCGGTTGAAACAAGCGTCTGAAATTTTCCGTTTTCGTTGTTCCGGACAATACCGCCTTTGTTCTGCTTATCGGCCAACCAGGTGTTGATATGCCGTAAAATTCCGGCTTTTGTTTTCCTGCGAGCCGGATTCGCAAGGTTCCATTGCCGGATATTGCGGAGTTCCTGGATTACGTTAACGGCCGGATAGGATTCCGCCCAATCGTCAATCACTGGCTGATAGATATCGAATTCAACTTGCGGTTCGCTTTTTTTGCTGATAAGCGGGATTGAAATTACCGCAGTTTTTTCACTGAGCGTGGAGCCGATTTTTTTCGGCTCTGCGCAAGAAGTTCCTTGTTCCTGTTCCCTTTCCTGTTCCTGTTCCTGTTCCTGTTCCACTGGATCTTGATTAAGGGAAAAAAAGCCCGCGTGAGGCACGCGTGAGGCACGCGTCAAATCTTCAATTATATCAGTTGTATTTTCAGGTTCAGGCAAAATACTTTCCTTTTCCCTGTTGTTTACGATCTGGTGTTTTTTGAACGTGGGGATTAGTCCGTATTGCAATCCCTTGACTTCGTACTTGACGACAAAGCCACGTGTGAGGCACGCGTCGAGCACGCGTGAAAAATCCAAATTATCAAAAGGCAAAACATCCAATTTTAAAACAGCCGGTTGCCATCGAAACCGCCCCTCGCGGTCAGCAACTGTCCATAGGCCGGCAAATGCCACACGCAAAGGAAGCCCGGTCTCAATTTCCGCCTGATAAAGTTCTAAATGCCTGAAAAAATCAGGCTTTATCGTTCTGATCCGCGCCATATCTCACCATCCCACCCATATCATTCCTTGAATGATTTGCCCCTGGCCTGTACCGGGAAAACGCATCGTTTCCTATCCGCGATTTATACCCTCAATTCTGGGATAACGGTCCCGATAAAACCACCAAGACATGACTTTGCGGTGCAAAAACTATCGTAATGGCGCCCAATGTCCGCCGGCATCACAAAATGTTTTTTGTTCTTCGTAACGCATCATGTTCGATCCATTTTTAACGAAAAGATGTCGTAGGTAATCTGGATGATTTCATATACTTTCTTTTTAATCTCGGAACGAGGCAGCCGTAATATTTCGCATTTGTAGAACTGTGCAGCGATAGCCTCTCTGATTATCCTGAGAACTTTAATGTCATTTCTATCAATCAACTCAGGCACAGAAACGCCAAATGCCTTCTTGATCTTTTTGTTGATCTGGATCGAAAGCCCTGCAAGACTGGATGCTTTGTTCCCGTCGTCATCAACGTACTGCTCATGTTTTTTAATGGCATCCTGTATCAGATGATACGCTTTGATAGAACTGATTCGCTCAATCCTTGTTTCAATGCTCGAATCTTTAGGCAGATTCAATTTTATTTGTTTGGACAAGGCGATTATTGATTGCTCGTCCGCTCCAACTATCATTTCCTGCGTCAAGAGCATTTTATCCTCCTGTTTCGATAAGTTTTTCACCGTCCAGGTATTTACGGAAAGCCGCTGCGCCCTGCTCAAGTTCACCACATAGGTGTCTCATTTCTTTTTCGGCGGATTTTGTAAGCTTGTGATCCTCAAACAAGTCTCGAAGCGCAACGGATATATCCAAAAGAAAGCCCCGAATCTGGTCACATGCCTTTTTGCAGGCCGCCAGGTCACCGGCTGTCTTGTCCATCTGCCTCATGGATTCTCGCAGATAATCAATTCTGTCTTGAATAGCCTTAAGCTGTCTGTTCTTAAGGTTGAAATCTTCTTCAAGCGCCTTCAATTTCTGGCCGACTTGCTGCTCGACTTCTTTTTCCTGGGCTTCCTTCAACCGCTTGATCCGACTGAGCAACCGGTCCTTTTCGTCAACCAGGGTGTCGCGCTCGGAAATCAGAATAGGGTAGTCATCCGGAACCTTCTCAACGGTTACCGTTTCGACAACGGGGGGTTTGTTCATCTCATATTCAAGGCGTGATTTAAGGTTTATAATCAAAGCCAGAATATCGTCCGTTGGGATCTGAGCTTTGGCCAGGTCAAGCTCTTTGCGAAGCACATCAATACGTTTGTGGGCTTCAACGAGTTCTTTTGTCTGCTTGATGGTGAGGGATTCGCCGTTCTCTGCTTTTTCAATGGCTTCGGTACGGGCGGATTCGGGCGTGCTGGGTGCGGCAAGGAGGAACATGGTTGCTACTGGTAGATAATCTACCACACTTTGTGTGGTAGAACCAAACTGTTCATAAACATTAAGTAATTGATCCCCGCGAGTGGATCCGAGTCCGAGACTTTCTTTAATCCATTTCGAGTAATCCTGATAACCAAATTCCTGATGGTATTCATGACAAATCTGACTCAGGTTGACATACTCGTATGCCGTTCGCTTCAAAGAAGCCAATGCCATTTTGGTGAGGTATTCTTTCTTTTGAATCGTGGTCTCGTTAAGCATATTCTCTCTCCAATGGATTCTTTTAAAAAACAGAAGAGGCCTTAAAGTGGATATAAAGCTTTTCTTTGGATAACATCCTTTCGTGTGTTTTTGGCTGTGATATGTATCTTGCTTTGCGTTTTTTTATGTAGAATCTCCCGAAAAACGGGAGTTTTGCCGTAGAATTAACAAGAAGCTGCTCGTCAACGACCGCCTTAAAAGCGATCAGGGCGTTTCTCGCGGTGTTCTGCGTGCAACCGGCCAATTTCGCCGCTTTTGAAATGAAAACATCTTGTCTCATTTTAACCCCCCCTTACTGCTATAGCTAATCCTGGAACATACCCATTCAATATAGGCGGCTGTTGGATAGGCAACTTTCCGGCCAATAAAAAAGGCGCCCTTTGGTCCTGTTCCAGCGGAGTCAAAATTTGCCATGACACCAACCGAATTTCCATCAAGCGCCTGCCGTGTTTTATCAGTGCGGAAAAGATAGGGCCTTCCCGTCAATGCTTTTTCAAGCTCAATTCGGATTTTCTCTTGTGATTCTGTCATTTATCGTCCTTTCCAGATCCCATCTGTTCCAGATTGCCGCAGGATTAAAAAGATACTCCATGGCAATAATCACGCGGCTTTTAAAATCCCGATACACACCCCATAAAAGGAAAAAGCGTTTCATTCGACCCTCCTAACTCCAATTTTGACAGCTCCGCTCGCCCGCGGGATTGCCATGCTGCTGGTTCGGGAAATAGCATTTGTGAAACTTGCAAAAAGCCCAGCCATATTCTTTGTCTCCAGGATCGCGTGCCCTGAAAAAATACGACCGGCATGTGTAACATCTTTTGTCTTCAATTGACTTTTTCATGAATGAAAGACGATTCAACCATTTCCAGTGCCGCTTTCATTTTTTGGGTTATTTCGCCGAAAACCCTCTCGGCAACCTTACCGCACATGGAATACATTTTTTTCCGCTCTTCATCAGTATCTTCAATCAAATACGGTTCGAAGATATCTGCGTAATCAATATCTAAATCACGAAGACGATATTCCAGCGTGTAAATAAGACCATCGTCGTGAAATATAGATCGCATTTCATTTTTAATGGCCACCTCCACTAAACGACTTATTCTTTGTTCAAGTGTCATCATTGTTCGGCTTCCATAATGTTTCTTGTTATTTCGATTTTCTCGATTAAAAAAACCCGGTCTTGATTCTGTTTCCCAGAAATGATTTTTTCCTGACTGAAACTGGATTGCGACAGAATCTTTTTTATTGCCGCTGACGGACCGGGTCGCCGGCGGGGAGGCATCCAGCCAGGTCAGCCGTTAAAACTTTTCATACCCATCGGGCATGCCGTCAGGGATCCCGGTGTTTCCGTCTATTTGGGCTTCAACCATTGCCATCATGCAAGACAGAATTCTTTCACAGTCCTCAACTGTATTCGGCAAGGTTCCGAGATGTTTTTTCGCCGCCGCGTATTCATTGGGGAACTCAGCCTTTCGGGTCATCAGGTTTTTATACTGGGGGGTGTAACTCAGGGGCAGAGTGCTTTCAGTTTTTTCCGGCGCCGGTGTTTCCGGTGCGGTCACTTGAGAGCCGGAAAGCGGCCAGGGTTGTGCCGGGTACAATTTTACCCACTTTTCAATGGCTTCCATCAGCATGGTTTGCGGACAATGCCGGAATAAATCAAGGTTCTGGAAAACAAAAGTTGAAAAACCAGGGCCTTTCAGGTTTATGTACCGGGTCCGGAAATCGCTCCATACCACGGCATCACTCGGAGGGCCCTGGTGGTCAGACACTTTTGCCGGCCTGCTTGCCGGATCCGGAGCTGGTGCTGGAGCAGGAGCCGTCGTTTCCGGGGCGGTAGTAATCTCTTTTTCGCTCGCCGGTTCTTTTTTTGCCGAGGCTTGCTTCGACAGCCAGGCTTCAAACGCTTTGATAAATACACTCCAGTTCCCAACTGCCCGGTTTTTAAGATCGTCAACGCTGGCGCCATTGGCTTTTGCCGTAAGAACAACAAAGTCAATAAGCTTTTCCTGGCCCTCCGGATACTGCTCTGCAGCAAGAATATCAAAAGCGTTTTCGTCAATACTTCCGCTTCCCGACAATTCAGTTTCTGCCGGGGCTTTTAACTGATACTGTTCATGCCCGTCATTCCCGACTGTAGATTCCAGAACAATCGCATCGCTGTTTTCTTCAATGGTACGGATTCCCTTCAAAAAATCCGCGAACTGATCCCGCATGGCGAAATTGCGTGCTTTAAATTGCATCATACGATTCGTCCATCTTTTCCACGGGCTTTCGGGTTTCACCTGATCAAAACCGGCTTCTAACGCCTCAGCCCACGAATAGGAACCGGTAACCGCTTCACAGCCTTTTCGTTTCACCCGACAGAAGTAAGTCCAGTCGGGTTTTTTTCGCTCACCTTCCGACCATTCCTTGAATTCTTCAAGCAGTCCGGAAGACCGGACAATCGCCAGTGCCGCATCGCCGTAAATACCAGGCCTCCCATTTATGACTGCAATGTTCTGAACGCTCGCCATTGGGGACAACCCGATTTCCGCGCCCATTTGTATGGCCACGAAAACTGCTTCCGGGGTTTCGATCGATTTCGGCATCAACCCGGATGCTGCCATGATTTTGGCGAGCCGGATTGCTTCTTCAATTCCCCTCGGGGTTATCCCGAAAGATCGACTTTGTACCGCTGGTAAACTTGTTTCCATAACCCACCTCCTTTATGCTTTGATGAAGTTGAAAAAAAGGCAAAATCACACGGCTTCGAAAAAAGTACGCAGGCAAGGCGCGCAAAGCCTGAGGAGTGAGGCGTACTTATCGTACGCCGCAACGACGAAGGATGAAGCGCAACGCAGCATCCGGACTTTTTACGAAGCCGTCATGCTTTGATGATTGCTGATTCAGTTTCATAGATTCGAATTCCCGGAATTTCCCTGATACCGCTCTTAACAGCCTGGTTGACAGCCACCTTATCAACCACAAGATATTTCGGAGGGATCAGACTGATGTCCAAAACATCCCAAACCCAGTCTTTCCGGAGATGCACGGAAGACCCGGTTTCCGAGCGAAACACCTTTTGAACCGGGACCACTGGAGCAACCACAATAGGGGCTATTACTTCGGGCTCCATCGGCGCGGCCGGTTCTCCCATTTCAAAGGCTTTCTTCGCCTCGGCTTCCCGCTGCACGTTCAGTGCCGCTGCCCGTTCATTCAGTTCCCGCTGGACCTTTGCAGCCTCTAATCGAGCGCGTTCCTGCGCTTCACGCTGTTCCATTTGGACTTTGGATATGCGAGCCAGGATGCCGACATTTAATTTCTGGTGGATCTCATCGAGAGTGTTTGTAAAAACCTTCACAAAACTGTTGACGGTTTTCACGAATTCCCCCGGCGCCTCGATAACTTCTTTGCGCTTTTTCTCGATTGCCGTTGCCAGTTTTTTTGCCTGACCAACCATTGTAATCGCTTCATTTTGGCTGTCTTCATCTACAACAACATGTGCCATTGCCTGGGCCTTCATCCGCTCGATTTCAGGCAGGTACATCCGCCGCAACACGCGACACGCCTGATCTGCATCATTGTATCCAATTAAAACCGATGGGATATGTACAGCCGCCGGTACTTCTTCAGCCTCATTCACTGCTGCCATAAAATCCATATTACCTCCTTGTATCGGGAAAAGGGGGCAGGGGGCAGGCTTCAGGGTGCAGGTTTTTTCTGCTCCCTTCCCCCCGTCACTCGTTACTCGTCACCTTCCCTTAAAGTACCGGTATGCCCCCAACGCATTCAGAAATGCCGCCCAAGGTTCGCCGTCTACATCAATCTCAGTCGCTATTGCAGGACTGCCATTTCTCCGAAGACGAACGGCCAACCCTCGCCGAACATCATATCCGTACTTTCGCGCAAGATGCGCATAAGCAGCGATTTGGGGATACCATGTACGGGAAATACTCATGGGCGTTTTGTAATCGACAATCGTCAAACCATGGTCGCCTGGGATATAAACAACAGCGTCAGGATGCCCCATGTATCCAAGGTGTGGATCCGCAAACTCTTCCTCAACCGCAACAAATTCAGGCGCCGCCATTTCCGCCCAATTCAAGAAGCTGTCAAAAAAAGGTCCATCTCCGGGCCAAAGCGCACAATCTGCCCAAAGCCCCTTGGCATAAATCGCGCACGCTGCATGGACCCTTGATCCCCGATCGGCGGCCCGTTGCAAAACTTCAGGACGGATCTTCGAGAAGTCAGAAAATGGCGACAACACTCTTGTCACCGATGGGAGCTTCATTTTCTCTCCGTCCTCCTTTGTTTGTTGTTTGAGATGTCAGGATTCAAACCTGATTTGGCAACAGTGCGCTTCTGCGATAGTGCTGTTGCCCGGAACCTCCATGCGCGCTTGTTCCCGCGCTTCCCGGTGTCTCACCACGCCGCATCCCAAAATTATGAATTATGAATAAAAACAAGTCCGTCGTTCTGTCAGCTTACTTTATTGAGCTTTCCCGGTCTCATCCGCCCCTTACCGCCTCGCCGCGCCGCAGCTTCGATCATGGGGAAGCCACAACCCCGTCTGCACGCCGGTCAAGGTCGTTCGGGGGTTGTGACTGGTTTTTTCTTTTTAAAGAAAACTGACCAGTCCGGCTTCATAAGCAAGCCGATTCATTTCCTTATGGAATGTACGGCTCCAGGATTCATTGTATTTTTCATCATCAGAAGCTGGATGCTTCTTGTTTGCGATCCTCACAGCAGTATTGATGAGCGCATCTCTTTTTTCGATATATGTCCGTGGTTCGCGTATTTTTTTTGCCATTGTTTGGTGCCACTCCTTGTCTGGTATTACCAATCTCTTACGCTTGTTTTATTGACCCAGACGCTTTTAAGGGCAACAATTTAACCAGGTCAGGGTGCGTTGTAATCACGGGGATTCCAATTTCAAGGCAAGCGCGGACCAGTTCGGACAGCGAACAGTCCAGGGAAATTGTTGCGGTGTTGACAATTTTTAGCAGCCGATCGTCAATTTTGATGTTGAGAGGATTATTCGTCTTCATTTCTCTACCTCCAAACCCAAACACACACTCAGAACATTCCATAAGATGGCTCCTGTTGTTTTTTGGGATTTCATTGCAAATAGGGCTTTTGACTTATGTTTTTAAAAAGATCGATGGCTTTTTTGATTTCAACGGGGGTGCCTTCCAGCCAAAGAACAGGGTTGGTTTTTGTTGCAAAAGCAAGGCGCTTGGCGGCGCCCCAGGAGGGACGCCTTCGTCCATTCAGGATATTTGAGAGTGCCTGCTTTGAAACGCCGGCTATTTCGGCAATTTTTGTGTAATTTATTTTCACGGTTAAAATGTACTCATTATGGATACATATGTCAATTAAAAAAATGCACAATGAGGACACTTTATCTTGTAAGGTAATTTTATGGACAACAAAGAAAATTTCAGAAAATTCCTTGTCAAGTGGATGGCGGACAATTGGACGGAAAATCGGTCTGCTTTTGCTGAATTTCTTGGGCTCACAAGGCAGCGTCTATCGAATATATTGTCCGGTCACAGGGGGGCGTCCGAAAAAGCACGCATAGAGATATGCAACAAGATAGGCGTGGATTACCGATCTGTGATCCAAGTCGATTTAGGTGAAAAAAAGTATTCAAAAGCCGAGAACAAATCTTACTGTGGCGCCCCTCGACAGTCGATAAGCCCCAGGCTTAGATCAATGCAATCGGGTTTACAGGAAATATTTGAATCCGGTGATGTCGCCAAGATATCTGCAATTGAAACAAACATAGCTTCCTTAAGGGCGGTGCTTCAAATGGAAAAACATGCCAGAAAAAGAGCACGTCTAT